CACGGGTTTAAACCTATCCATGTGGATAGTGAGACTACCAGTTGTTATTTGAGTAGAGGGTTTAACAGGAAGCCCAAAACAATCGTTCCTATGGGTGGGACTTTCAGAGAAACTACTAAGGCAGATAAGCCTATTAACGATCCCACGCCTTGATGGCAGTAAAGTTGTTGAAGGAGAACTCCATGCGGTCAACAAGTTTGACCGCATTTCCTTTTATGCGGTCTATAGCCACATAACCTTCTGGATTGGTTATCTTGTAACCATTGGGAGTGCGAATGAAAGTGTCAGTCATCTGACGGACTGAATTGAGTTTAGTCACAATCATTGACTTTGCCTCGACAAGTAGGTTCTGGAACTGAATCACGTTGGTAAGATTACGAGTGTGTTTCTTAACCTCACGCACATACTCTTTTTGCATGTTCTGATACTTCTCTTTACCAGCAGGACTCTTAGACTTCTCAATCAGTTTATCAAAGTGCATCCTAACCCAATTCTCATACCCTTTTGCATGACTGTCAGGGTTAGTAATCTTCTGACCCCTACGGACCATGCTGTTGTTGTAGGTCTTGAGTGATGCACCAGCAAGGTTGCCTGTCATGCTGTCCTGTAGACGCAAGAATGCTTTCAGTCCGTTTGCATTGATGCGCTGGAATGTGCGACCCGTATCACTCAGGTATTTCGTGACAGCCGCAGTCTCTTTGTCAGTGAAGGTGCTACGTCCAGATGTGTCTTTGTAGGTTGCATCATCCATCCACACTGATGAGGTCTTTTTGAGTCCCTTGATGTCTGCACCAAAAGATGCTTTCATGTCCTGTAGGTTGTTGCCCTCATACGTGGTATGCCACACAACACCAATCTTAGCACGATTCATGGTCTTACCTAAGTCACTGTCAGTAGGGACTGCATAGACTATAGTGTTAGGTTGGAACGTGTAGTAGGATACTCCGTCAATGGTGTCAGTTTCGATATCGTCGGTAAACATCAAATCACCCTGTAGAACACCCTTTATACCGATTTTAGAGAGTTCTGAGAGGGCTACCTTAAATTTACTGTTCAAAGTACCTGATAAATCTTCATCTATTTCTTCATTGCTTTTGTACAACTTAGGATTGACATTGAACACAGATTTCTTTGCAACAAAGAACTTTCCGTCATCGGGATCAATCCCTGCAAATATTGCGGGTGCGCCATCCCATTTGACTGTCATGTTTACGGAAGAACGAGCACTTCCAGCCAACATGTCGCGGAGAGAACGCAGAAAGTTAATCGCTGCGCGTCCACCAGTTACACCATAGTTGATTATCTCATCCTCTATGTGTTCAAGATGTAGGTTCTTACCACCTTTTTCTTCATTGAGGATTTGCAGAAAGGTATCCATGACTCTATTTATATCATCTTATTTATTTGGTGTCAAGTACCTTGACAAGTTACGGTGAATGATATATAGTCTATTCATGTCTTTTTATACAAATGTTCTTCAGTACGGCAACTCGCTGCTTGTGCGTTATGTCGAGGACGGTAAACGTCTGACTAAACGTGTCAAGTATGAACCCACTTTGTTTGACCTTGTTAGGACAGGGGAGAAAACAGGATACACCACGCTCGACGGCCGAGTGGTCGAACCACATCATTTCGACTCCATTCGAGAGGCGAAAGATTGGATTGCGGATAGAGAGAACCAAGAGGTTGTCTTTGGTAACACGCAGTATCCGTATTGTTGGATATCAGATGAGTATCCCGGCCGTGTTGATTGGGACTTGGACCAGATGCTTGTGGTCACCATCGATATCGAAGTAGAGTGCGAGAACGGTTTTCCGAAACCAGAGGACGCACTGGAACCTCTGTTGTCAATCACTGTCAAGAACCATCAGTCCAAGCGGATTGTGGTGTTTGGTCTGCATGAGTTTGAGAACAGTCGCGATGATGTGACGTATGTCAAGTGTGACACTGAGGTGCATCTACTCAAGGAGTTTCTTGCATTCTGGGAGAAGAATGTCCCTGATATCATCACGGGCTGGAACACTGAGTTCTTTGATATCCCGTATCTGTGCAATCGTATCAAACAAGTGTTTGACGAGGACGAGGTGAAACGACTGTCACCGTGGCGCAATGTGTTCGCCCGTCAAGTATACCAGATGGGACGCACACATCAGATTTACACAATCGACGGTATCTCTGCACTGGACTACTATGACCTGTATCGTAAGTTCACATACACCAATCAGGAACGATATACACTGGACTACATTGCGTATGTAGAGCTTGGTGAACGTAAGGATGGTAACCCATATGACACTTTCCGCGAGTGGTATACTAACGACTATCAGTCTTTCATTGAATATAATATAACAGATGTGGAACTAGTTGACAAGTTAGAAGACAAGATGAAACTCATCGAACTGATTGTCACGATGGCGTATGAAGCTAAGGTCAATCTGACTGACGTACTGGGACAGGTGCGGTACTGGGATATTCTCATCTACAATCACCTTCGTGAAAAGAACATCGTCATACCACCCAAGAAAGAACACGAAAAGACTGACAAGTATGAGGGTGCGTATGTGAAAGACCCCCTTGTAGGTATGCACAACTGGGTTGTGTCGTTTGACCTCAACTCACTGTATCCACATCTTATCATGCAGTACAACATGTCGCCAGAAACTCTTGTCAATAGTGGTGCAGAGCTAGAGAAAGGAATGGTAGACAAACTCCTGAGTGGTGAGGTGCGTAACGATACTGAATACTGTATGACACCTAATGGTGCGTTCTTTCGCAAGGATATCAAGGGTTTTCTGCCTGAACTCATGGAACAGATATACAATGACCGTGTGAAGTACAAGAAACTACTGTTGCAAGCGGAACAGGAGTATGAAGATACCAAGAACCCTGCGCTACTCAAGGACATATCCAAGTATAACAACATTCAGATGGCGAAGAAGATATCACTGAACTCCGCTTATGGTGCGATTGGTAACAACTGGTTTCGATACTATGACCTGTTGATTGCAACCGCTATCACCACAGCCGGACAGTTGTCCATACGATGGATAGAGAAGGCACTCAACATACACCTTAACAAGATACTCAAAACGGAGGATATAGACTATGTTATTGCATCAGATACCGATTCGGTATACATCACGTTTGACGCACTGGTACGTAAAATCTTTGGAGAGGGACCGGACCCTCGCAAAGTCGTCAACTTCTTGGATAAACTTGCAAAAGAGAAGTTGGAACCGTTTATTGATAAGTCTTACGCGGCTCTTGCTACGTATGTAAACGCATACGACCAGAGAATGTACATGAAACGCGAGGTGATCGCGGATAAGGGTATCTGGACTGCCAAGAAGCGGTATATACTCAACGTGCATGACTCTGAAGGTGTGCGGTACAAGGAACCCAAACTCAAGATGATGGGTATCGAAGCGGTCAAGTCATCCACGCCTGCACCATGTCGAGAGAAGATTAAGGGTGCGATGAACATCATCATGGGTGGTACGGAAAAGGAACTCAACACTTTCATACAGGACTTTCGCGATGAATTTATGTCTCTATCACCAGAAGAGATTGCGTATCCACGGTCCTGTAACGGTGTCAAGAAGTTTCGCGGAACTCACAAACTGTTTGCGTCTCGCGCTCCCATACATGTCAAGGGTGCTATCCTGTATAACTATCTGGTGGAGAAGGATGACCTATCTAACAAGTATCCGTACATTCAAGAGGGTGACAAGGTGCGGTTTGTGCATCTCAAGGAGCCTAACATCTATCAATCCAGTGCATTCTCGTTCATCACGTTCATGCCCAAGGAACTTGACATATACAAGTATATTGACTATGATGCACAGTTTGAGAAGAGTTTCGTAGAACCACTCAAGTTCATCACAGACAAAGCCAAGTGGTTGATTGACAGTTCATATGGTACACAAGGAACATTGGAGGACTTCTTCGCGTGAAAATCATCGACAATGTGATGCCGCAGAAAGACTTTGACCGTGTGCATAGTCGATTCTTTGACTACTGGACTGACCCTGTATTGTGGGCATATGCACCAACACAAGTTCTATTGAAGGATGGTTCGTCAGATGAGTCATTCTTTTTTCATGTCGTATACGCAGAACCAGAGATGTCATCAGCACTTAACGAAGATGGCCAAGTGTTTGCATCACCGCTGTTTCGACTGTTTACACCTCTACTGGCTAGAATAGGATGCACAACACCACTGAGACTACGTGCTAATCTGTTAATTAATCGAAACAAACACATTCGCGGTATAGAACACACAGATGAGATAACAGAGAGAATGGACCACAATACCGCTATATTCTATCTAAATACATGCAACGGAAAAACGGTTGTGGACGGTACAGAGGTAGAATCGGTTGCAAACAGAGTGGTTATATTCCCTGCAAACACACCACATTACGTGATTAGCCAGACAGATACGGATAGACGCATAGTGCTCAATATCAACTATTACCCATGATGAAACAAATAACAAAAATTGATGTACAACCCATGCTGGATGAGATAGAC